ACTTGGTCAAATGTCGCGTGCGGCTTCTATCACACGATAGCGACAAAGACAGACGGCACACTTTGGACTTGGGGCTCCAACTCCTTCGGCCAACTAGGCCTAGGCAACACCACCAATTATAATTCTCCCAACCAAGTCGGGGCGTTGACCACTTGGTTGAGTATCGCGGGCGGCGTCTATCACACGATAGCGACAAAGACAGACGGCACACTTTGGACTTGGGGCTATAACACCTACGGCCAACTCGGCCTCGGCAACGCCACCAATTATTCTTCTCCCAAGCAAGTCGGCGCTTTGACAACTTGGTCAAATGTCGCGGGCGGCTATGGTCACACGATGGCGACCAAGACTGACGGCACCCTCTGGACCTGGGGCCGCAACAACCAAGGCCAACTAGGCCTAGGCAACGCCACCAATTATTCTTCTCCCAAGCAAGTCGGCGCTTTGACAACTTGGTCAAATGTCGCGGGCGGCTATGGTCACACGATTGCGACCAAGACTGACGGCACCCTCTGGACCTGGGGCCACAACTCCTTCGGCCAACTCGGCCTCGGCAACGCCACCAATTATTATTCTCCCAAGCAAGTCGGCGCTTTGACAACTTGGTCAAATGTCGCGTGCGGCTTCTATCACACGATTGCTAGACACACATGAACAAGAACCTGCATTTTCTTTCAGGCATTCCACGTTCAGGCTCGACGGTGCTGGCGGCCATCCTTAATCAGCATCCGTCAATTCATGTCAGCACCACGTCCGGCCTTGTTCACGCTCTCGACGGCGTAGCAAATACTTGGGCACAAGCCGCATTGCTGAATGCCAACGATCCAGCGCGCGAACAACTTGCCAGAGTCATGCGCGGTATGGTTGATGCTTTTTACGAAGATGTTGAAAAGCCTACTGTCCTCGACAAATCCCGCGGCTGGCCTATCGCACAGATCATGCATGCGATGGGCATGGTGTTAAAACATCCGCCGAAGATCATAGCGACGGTTCGCTCTGTGCCGGACTGCGCGGCCTCATTTGTTCGTATCGCCAAGCCGGATGATCTCGACGCCTTCGTGCAATCTGGGCAGTTGCTGGATCACCTGAAAGCCGCGTACATTTCCCTGCAAGACGGTTATTGTTTTATGCCGGAATGCTTCTTGATGGTCGAGTACGACGACCTGATAGCGAACCCAAAGGTGCAGCTTGATCGGGTTCACGAGTTTCTGAAACTTCCATCGTTTAAGTACGATCTAGAAGCCATCGACGGCAAGTCGGTCGAGGAAGATGATGAAAACCAGCACGGTTATGCCGGGATGCACGCCATCAAGCCAAAGCTTGAACGTCAGCACACCGATGATCCGAAAGATGTTCTGAACCACCACTATGTCAGCTTTTGCCAACCGGAGTTCTGGCTCGACAAGCCACGAACCATTCCGCCGATCCACGATCTTGATCTGCAACTAGCCGCCGCGACTGTTGGTGATTTTGCCGAAGGCTGGCGTATTGCACAGAAACTCGAAATCGAGGAACCAAACAATCACAAGGCGGCGTTTAACCGGGCGCATTATGTGCTGCGTATGGGCAAGATACAGGAAGGCTATCGCCTGTTAAACCGAGGGCGTTTCTTCAACGAAAAGTTCTATCGCCCCGATGCGCCGACCGAAGAATGGGACGGCATCCGCAAGGGAACGGCGTTGCTCGCATTGGGTGGTGGCCTTGGCGATCAAATCCATCAGGTGCGCTACGCCAAGAACATAGCGACGAAAGGCTGCAAGGTTATCGTCGCCTGCGCCGGACCTCTGGCCTCTCTCTTTACGGATGTCGAGGGGGTGTCGGCTGTCATCCAACGCGAGGCCGCTTTCGGCGTCTACCATGATTTTTGGGTTGATGGCATGTCGGCTCCGGTGCCTCTTGGTCTTGAACTAGAGGACTTGAGCGGCAAGCCCTATATCCGCAAACCTGCCGCTATTAAGGGGCGCAAGAAGCGGATAGGGCTGCGCTGGCAAGGCAATTCGCGTTTCGAGAATGACCACCACAAGCTGTTCCCGCACGATGTTTTCTTCGATGCAGTGAAGGATGCCGACGCCGACTTTATCTCGTTACAGCGCGATGAAGGCACCGAGCATCGGCCACCTTGGGTGCGAGAGGTTCCGCTGCGCACTTGGGAAGATACGCGCAACGCTATCGCTTCTTGCGATCTGGTGATAAGCTCCTGTACGTCAGTTAGTCACCTATCAGCCGCGATGGGGGTAGAGACTTGGGTCGTTATACCGATCATGCCATATTATCTCTATGCGATAGATGGCCCGACGACGCCCTATTATGACAGTATGAGGCTATTCCGCCAGCCAGAGTTCGGACATTGGACCGAAGTGTTTAACCAGGTTAAAATAGCATTAGGAGGTTCTCATGTTGCTCGCAACACGACCACACACAGTAGGCAACCGCCGCAGGTGGGTTGTCGATTATTCTCAATGGCTTAGCCCGGGTGCAACCATAGCGACCGGGACCGCCAGCACTACGTCCACGGACACTACGGTGGACACGGTATCGACCACCGCGACGACGCTTATCTTCTTCCTGACCGGCGGATCGCTAAACGAAGCCTTAACTGTTTCGCTTCAGATTGGCGATACGCTTGGTGAAGTCAAGAACGACACCATCAACTTTAATGTCATCGCACCATAAGGAGCTATCATGGCAAACCTAGCTGAAAAGACTGCCGAGGAAATCGCTGCCGGCGCTCGCACTGCTGAAGCTTATAAGCGTCATATAGAGACCGGCGGGGTTGCGTCTGAGTTTGGTTCACAGGTCCCAGGCCCGAACCCACAGGCGGTTAACCCTGTTCAGGTGCCTGGTACGCCTGCGGCGGCTGTTGCGGTCACTTTGGCTGGCACCCCAGCTGCTGTTCCTCCCGCTGCGGGGGGTCCTGCGGTTGCTGTTCTTTTAGGTCTGACTGGCCCGACTGGCGTTGTTGGCTCTACCGGTGCAGTCGCGCCGACCGGTGTGACAGGTCCGACATTCGGCCCTATTCCGACCTTCCTTCGCAAGATCGAGGGCGAAATCGAGGCTGAGTTCAAAAAGCTGTAAGGAACAGAATGGTTGAAGGTCCAACGGTCTTAGAAGTAGCACCGGCGCGCGTCGTTGAGACCGCGCCGGTGCAAGTTGGCGTTGAGACGGCGCGACAGAAGCAGGTCCTATGGTTTGACCCGAATTGGCGCGAGTTCCACAAGTTGTGGTCTATCCGGCTCAGTGCCATCGTTATGTTGTTGTCGGCTGCGGAAATGGCTGTGCCAGCCTTCATTACCTGGGTTCCGCCACGTCTGTTTGCGTTGTTGTGTTTAGTCATCGTCGGGGCGGCCTGGGTCGCACGCCTCATGAACCAACGGAGTACCAATCTGTGAGTGATACCCCTCCCCCTATGCCAGCCGGCGCTGCTCCAGTACGCGGGAGTGGCTATGTCCCTATAGTGGTGTCCCTCCTGATGCTGTTTGAGGGCACGGTGCTGGTCGGATATCATGACCGGATCGACCCACCCAGGGTTAATACGGTTTGCACTGGCCATATTGAGGGCGTGCATATTGGCGACCGCTACACCAAAATCCAATGCGCTGACATGCTGGCCACGGATATTCCGCGCTACGAGAAGCAAGTCGAGCGCTGTATTACGGTCCCCCTGCCAGACTACCGGCACGCGGCTATTTTCTCGTTTGGCTACAATGTAGGCGGCGGCGCTCTCTGCAAGTCAAGCGTGGCCCGCAAGTTAAACGCCGGCGACGTGGAAGGAGGCTGTAATGCCCTCCTGCTGTACGACCGCGCCAACGGGAAGGTTATCAAGGGCCTCGAAACCCGCCGCGTTGCCGAGCGTAAACTCTGTCTGTTGGACGCGAACAACCCCGGCGCTGTGATTGCAGCTGGCCCCGTGACGCCACTTGCCCAGCACATTGAGGTACCCCTTGATAAGGCACCCCCTATAATCAGGCCGCAGCCTGTTAAAGTACAACCTATAACCAGGCCGCAGCCTGTTAAAGTACAACCTATAACCAGGCCACAACCTGCATCTGCGCCCCAACTTACCCTTTGGCAGCGAGTCACGGGCTGGTTCATGGAGAAGTGATATGTTTATAATCCATCACCTTCTTGCCGGCGCATGGGCTACAATTTGGCACTGGGGGGCTGGCGTTGCCCTGATCATCATCTGCCTATTGTGCGCCTTTGGCACGACGCTGATCGCTGGTATTCCTGTGATTGGACTAGGGATTGCCAATGCGCTTGCGCCCCTCCGTAAGGACTTCATTATCGCCGCGGCCTTGGTGGCCTTGTTCTTGGCTGGCATGTATGTGGGGGCGAAAGACACCGCTTTGCACCATAAAGCCCAGCAGATGGTGATAGTTAACCACGTTAACAGCGTGGTGGATACCGTGGTTAACAGCCCACAAAACAAGCCACAGCCACAAAAATACACGAAAAAGGGTCACAAACCAATCCCGCGGAAGTCCCCTAGGGACCGCTGGGACAACCCGAGGAATTGACATGCGGAGAATAGCCATCGTAATCACCGCACTCAACCTGCTTGCCGGGTGTGATGTGGCGGACCTGCCGCCTAGCTCCATCGCCCCCATCTGCCGGGCCTTGGTAGGCCCCATTAAGTATAATACCAAGAACGTAATGAGCCAGCGGTATGCCGCCTACTTGCTTTCCTTGGATATTCATGCTAGAAACGAGATTGGACGAAAGCTGAACTGCCCAAAATACAAGTGAGGTCCCATGGCTAAGAAATGGATCAAGGGGGCTATCAAGCACCCCGGCGTCGAAAAGAAGGCCGCGGCGCGGGCTGGCATGTCTACGCAGGAGTACATGCAAAAACACCGTGGCGACTCTGGAACCAGTGGGGAACGGGCCCGGTTGGGCCTTACCCTTTCGGGTATGAGTAAGGGAAAGTAAGTGTCTCGGCATCCTTCCCTACCTACGATGGGTGCGTTACTGAAGAAGCGTCCGCGCCGGCCCCATCAAGGCGTGACAACCAAATCTACCCCTGGTACGTCAATAGCGTTCCAGGGGGCTAATTCATCCCTCTTCAAAGGAGATACCAATGCCAACGGATCAGCTACCAACGGAAATCCCACCAGAGGTCGAGGAACCCCTCACGGCACCGGTCAAGAAGCCGCGCAAACCGCGGGGCAAGAACAAGCCCAAAGTAAAGCCAGTACCTGACAAGCCAGTCGAGATACCGGTACAGGACGTGAACGAAGCGCCCAAGAGCCCGGTACTGCGCCCGGCTGGTCTGTCGTTCCCCGAACTGGAGAAGCAGGTCCTGGCGGCCCGCAACCAGCCTAAGCCCGAGCCTTTTGTCCCGCAGATCACGGAGCGACAGGCGGAAAAGACCCGGCTTGAAATGGAAGCCGGCGCTAAGCGTACGGCCTATTTCGAGGAACAGGAACGGCTACGGGTCCTCCCGCCGCCCGATCCCCATGCCCCAATTAACACCCCCGTCCATCGGCCAGGAGACTTCACCCCAAAGATGGGTTCCAAGGACCCAGCGATTGCCAGCCAGACCCTTAAGTAATTGCTAACAAATCAGCCGTAGGGTGACACATCTAGGAGAGTCTCCCTATGCCGGCGTTAAAAATTGAAAAAATGGGCGGCATGTTGCCTGCGTGGGACGACACCAATTTGCCGGTCAGTCAGGCCGCCAGTGCTGAAAACTGTTATCTATTTAGCGGTGCGCTTCAGGGCTGGCGGACACCTAAGCTACTGAGAACACTCAACGATCCCCTTGCGACCGCCGCCTTTCGGGTGCCGACGCTGACCCAGGCGAAGGCCACGTCGATCCTGACGTTTATCACCCAGCCAAATGTTGGAGATTTTATTCAACTCGGGGAGCTTGTTTACACCTTTGGCAATGCCACTACGCCGGGCTTTACAGTTGGTATCGGGGGCACACTGGCCACAACGATGGCCAACTTGCTGGCCGCGCTGGTTATTGGGATCGACCCCACTGCGGATATCGCGGCCCTGGCCGCTGCTTCCTACACCCTAGATACCTACCAAAACCTGGACTTGTCGCAGGAACCCGGGGAGACCTCGATAGTAGGGTCCACCATTGTCGTGACCGCAACTGACTATGGGGTAGCCTACAACACGCTTCAGTCCACCGAAAGCACCGGCGGCGCTCGACTGAGTTTTAATAGCGTCACCTTTACCGGTGGCACCAACCCGACCTTTACTACCGATATTACCAGTCCGGCGACGTGGCTGGAGTTCCGTGATCAGTACACGACTGTCCTTCGTTCGCCAATTGTTGATGATCAGTACAACCGTATCTATGTCGCAAGTCCTACCGTCGCGCCAAACTATAACACCTATAAGCGTATCGCTGCGGGTCCGACTGGCCCCAACGCACCATTCCTCCTTGGCCTGAACCCCCCCGAAATTGCCCCAACTGTCTCTGTTACCGCGGGCGGCCCGACAGGGCCATCGGGCTATCCTACCTCTATCACTGCCAATACATTCACGCCTGGCTCGAATACCCTAGTGGTGTTTTCGTTTGGGACAACTGGCACAGGTGTCACCGTTGTAGACGTTGATATTATGCCCGCGGGCACTGCCGATGGGACCAACAATAACGTAGCTGGTGTCACAGGGGCTCCGTCTTTTACCGGAGTGCTGTACGCCGACGCTGCCAATACCCCCGGCGCGACCGGCCCAACAGGGGCGACTGGTCCTAGCACACCGGGTGTTCTCCTTGCGACTGGGTCATCCATAGCTGGCTGCGAGGCCGGCACGGCAATTACAAGCACATTCCCAACGCCAGTCACCCTTAACCCGGAGACCGTCTATTGGGCCGGCTTCCAGATAGAAGACGCAGTTCCAATCCAGTTAGCCGACAACTTGGATAACGCTGGTATGTTATCCTTCTCCCAGACATATGCTGTTGGAGCGCCATCATCTTTAGGCCCCGCGGCGGTAACCGTATCCGGGGTTAGTATTGGAGCCTTTACAGGCCCACCCCTATATGGATATCCAGCTACGATTGAATTTTCTGGTAGTCCCCTCGTTTCTGCGGTACCAACAGGGTCCGTGTTCCAAGTTGGCCCTCTAGGCGATACCTTCTTCCTAACTACTACCGCCCCTGCCGGTATTGGTGATACGGCCATCCAGGTTCTTATACCAAACGGCGATCCCACCATGCCAGCCGCTGGCATGATAATTCAGGACTATGGCGTGCCTGGGGCGTATACCGCGAACCCATGGGCAGCGGCGGTTCCAACTACCACCACGGCAGTTGTGGGCGCGACTGGCCCAACGTCTACACCAATCCCCGATCTTCAGATGTGGATTGACACCCTTACGGGGGCAACAATAGAGACAAGAGCCTATGTATATACTTGGGTCTCTGCCTACGAGGAAGAGAGCCCACCAAGCCCACCCACTGTCCAAACAGGCTGGTCGAACGGCCAGTGGGAGATTGGCATGTTTCCACCGCCACCGGAAGATTTAGGGATACTTCGGAATATTACGCTTGAGCGGATTTATCGTACCATAACCGCAGTCGCTGGCCAAACGAACTATTTCCAGGTCACGCCTATAGCCCCCATAGGGCAGACGGAACCGGCTAACTGGGGTGATTTCCCTATCACTCAAGCCACTTTTGCCGACTCGAATGATGATCTGACCATCTCGCTGAATACGATCCTGCCAAGCGCGACCTGGTTCAAACCGCCGGAAGGTCTGGAGGGGTTCGTGTCCATGCCGAACGGCATGATAGCGGGGTGGATGAATAACGAGATATGGTTCTGCGAGCCATACCGCCCTCATGCGTGGCCTCCAGGCTATGTGATGACGACCGAGTTTCCTATCGTTGGCTTGGGGGTAAGTGGTAATTCGTTGATTGCTGTAACTAACGGAACCCCTTATATAGCAACGGGTTTGACCCCCGACAGCATGACACAGGCCAAGGTGTTACTGCCTGAACCATGCAACTCGCGGGCGTCAATAGTGAGTACCCCCGCAGCAGTCTATTACACCAGCCCGAATGGGCTAATGATGGTTACGGGGTATGGGGTTGGCGAGAACTTGACAGAAACTTGGATCACCCGCGAAAAATGGGCGGCTTTGTCAATGGCAAAGGGCACCGCGGCCATCTCTCTTGCGGGTTGCTATTTTGCCTTTGGAACGGTGCAAGGGGCTGATCATTCGGTCGCCCAACAGGGCTATACGATACAGCTGCTGAACGATGCGACCGGCTTTACGATCTGGCCTCAACCAGGCGGCCATAGGTTGGGGTTCAACAAGATGACGGCCCCAAACGCTCAGGATATCTATAATGTTCAAGCCGACCCATGGACCGGGGTAGGCATGCTGATCCAGAACGGGGGCCAATATTACTACGACTTTACCGACCAAGCCCCGGTCATGATGCCCTACACCTGGCGGTCAAAGATTTATCAGCAGCCGTCGAAGGCAAACTTCGAGGCAATGAAGTTGTTCTTTACCGTACCGACTGGTACTCCTGCTCCAGGGGTACGCAATACGGCAGCGGCTAGCGATCCTAGCTGGAATACCTTGGGTACGAACCAGTATGCGATCATCCGTGTGTACGCTGATGGCGATCTAGTGACGTGTCGGGAAGCCCAAAACAGCGGAGAAATGCTTCGCGTTCTTTCCGGGTTCAAGGCGGAACAATGGCAGTGGGAAATTAGTGGCCAAGTACTTATCACAAACCTTCAAGTGGCAACCTCGGCGCGTGAACTCGGGAGCGTCTAATGCCTAATACGCAGCCAACTGTCAACAGAACGCCGTCTATTCCGCTGGTGAAGGATGTGGACAGCCTCATCGTTGCCGTGCAGGCCCTCACGCACGGCTATAATCTGTTAACCAATCGTATAACCGCGACCAATAAAGCGCTCGCTAATGCCCAAGCGAACCGGCAGCCACCAATAGCGAGTAAAAACCAAGCAAATAAAGCAAACCAGGGAAGGTTCGTTGAACAACCCCTGTTACGGGTCACAGTGCTACAAAAGGTCTATAGCAAACAAGACCCTACGGTGTGGGTCGAGTTCTTGCAGATCAACACGATGACCTTTAAGGACAGCGTCACGGGCGAACTGTGGACCTGGAACCGATAATGGTTACCTATATAGACGCCTTTCCCGATCAAGACCTGATAATAGATCAGGACCCAAGCACCGGCTATGCCGGCGGCTGGCTGGATACCATCGTGGACCTCAACTTTCCCAGTAAGGGCGGCCCGTGGTGGGCATATACGCCGATCACACAGCCTTATGAATGGAGCAGTATATCGTATGATGGGCATATTGGAGACCCATACACGGCACTGCGCGGCTTCCCTTACTGCGAAGAACCCTATTGCACAGGTGAACCCTTCGGTACTGACTATTACCCGCCACCCGTCCCCGGCAACTATTTACGCTTGCCGCGGATAGGGGAGGCTAGCGCTCATGGCGTCATGCCAAATGGCGCTCTACTAGCTCCGTATGGGTTCAAAAGCCTTAACGACGCCGCGTGGGACGCCTACGTAAACAGTGGGGGGAGCTGCACCAAGTTGAATTTCCTGCAACCGCCACAGCATCGGTACTTCGACCCGAGCAGTGGCTATGGTGGCTTCCGTCCGAATATCTGGCAAATTATGGCGCTGGACAAGGAACAGCCATGGAAACTAGACCCACTCAACCCCGGTCAAAAAATCTACCTAATGCCGACGCAAAAGGTACAGGACACCATAGCGCCAAAGTTCCTCAAGGCATGGAACGACACAACTAATGCCTATAATAAAGGCGAAGTAGCGATGAATTGGTCGGTTTCGCCATTATTCTTTGCAGAATGGCGCGATGCTATCACGGGAGCACCATATGAGGTTGCGATCAATGCATCATACCCGGGCCCTAACCAGGACTGGAAATTCCCTATTAAAATGGTAGATGGCCCAGTCACTACGGATGGGGTCATTGGCCGCTGGGACTATAACGTAGACATTCAGGACTTCGCGGCGGGTCTACCGCCGGCTGGATGGTGGCAAGGTCAATCCATATATCCCTCTGGTACAGCTGGCGGAACAGCCAATTATGGCTATACCTTGTGGGCATTCCACCCTGCCTATGCCGTTAATATAGCCGGGGGCCAATTGGACCCAAAGCTATGGGATACCACGGGGGATGTGCCTATACCCACCAAAGCTAACCGGGGGCCCCCTTATGCCATTTGACCGCGCTGGCGCAATTAAAGCCTTAACCAATCCAACCTTCCCACCAGAGGGGGTCGCCCAGTTGCAGCGGGCTATCCAGTTTTATGACCGGATTGGTACAACCCCCCTCCAGACCCCACCGCGGAACTTGGTGACAAACCCGGACCCGAAAAAAACGGGACCATTGAGCCCCAAGCCCCCCACGCTCGGGTAACTCAATCTTTACCCTAATTCATTAGAAGTAGGGGGGCATTTACTATTGAGGGCTATCCATGATCCCCGACGACCCCAGTCTAGCTGCCTTTTTACAGCAAGTTGGTAGCCAGGCGCAAGGCTATGCTAATACAGCCTACGCCAACTATGATAGTAACTTCCAACCTGCTGAAAACTCTATATCTTCGGCGGCTGGACAAGACTTAAGCCCAGGCTATCAGACCCAGGTAGCTGGCATGGCGTCCTCCGGGGCAGCGCAGGCCGGGGAAGCCCAGCGCACCAATTCCCTCAAGGACCTTCAGGCCTTCGGCATTGACCCCTCCAGTGGCCGTTATGCCGAGCTGGATAGCGCCGAGCGGGGCCGGACCGCGGCAACCCAGGCAGGGGCAGCGAACGACGCCGTCCTACAGACCCGGGCGGCGGGGTTGGGCCTACAGCAGCAAGTAGCGAACTCGGCTATCCAGAGCGCGCAAGTGGGTAACCAGGCCCTGCAAACCGCGGCAAGTATCAAATATCCGCCGATGTATAACCCTGCCGTGAACACTAATATAACGAACCCCAGCCTTGCTGCGAATAATGCTATGGCAGCGAACGACCAGGCTATAAACGCGGCCAATCTTGCCAGTATGCAGGCAACCAATACCGCTGCTATAAATAAAGGACTCAGCAGCAGCGTACCCTACACCATGCCAACGGTCGCTGGCACCGGCGGTGGCTCGCCAGCCCCCGTAACGGGTAGTTATAGCAGCGGGTTGTCGCGGCTTCCGCCATCTTCTCCTAACTCAAGTAGTGCCAGCGCACCAGCCAATTCCGGGTCCTACGGTACGGTAGATAACTCGGTCTGGGACCCATCAATGGTAGGAGCTAATCCCGGGCCAACGAACCCATTCAGCGACCCATCCAACTCTGTAATCGGGCCGGGATCGACCAATCCTACGGATACGAGCATTTACAGTGGTGGCGCAACGGACCCCTATGCAGGCCTATATGGCGGCTATAGTACCGGAGATACCTACACTCCTGGTGCCACTAATACCGGGGGCGTGTTTGATCCCTCCTATGATGGCAGCGCACCGAGCGGGGACGCCGGTAGTGGGTGGGGCGATAGCGCGGGCGATCCTACGAATAGTTATACCGGCTTCGCTCAAGGTGGCGCGGTGGGCGGCGCGATCAACCTCCAACAGGGGGGTATAGCGCCCCCCAGTGCCAGTCCTAGCAATGGCCAGCAGACCGATGATATCCATGCCAACGTGAATGCCAACGAGTTTGTGGTGCCCAAGGACGTGGCCCTGTGGAAGGGGCAAGAGTTCTTTCAGAAGTTAATTGCCACGGCGCGTAAGGCCCGGTTATCGGCCCCGGCGCAGGGCTCTCCCCCTAGTGGCCAAACACAACCGGCGATGGGATAAGACATGCCACGCTTTGCCCAACCAAATCTAAAAAATTATAAAGCATCTGACCAAGCCAAACAGGCGTGGGACCCAAAGGTGGGAACGATAGGCGTCTCGGAGAGTGAACCGCCGCCATCGCAAACGGCAGACGTAGGCAATAATACGGACCCCCCAACGCGGGACAAAGGTAACAAGGGTACGTACGGCAAAGGCTCGAAGGTCAGAAGTTATGACGCCGGCGGCGCTATTCCCGATGACGCCGATCAGCCCGATCCAGGGAGCGACCAGGGCGGGAACGGTAGTGACGCGGTTGATGCTGCAATGGCCTATGGCCGGCAATTGGTCATGGGCACGGGGCAGCAGGCTGGAAACATTCCGGCAAAGCCAGCGGGCCCCGGTGGTGATCAGCCGAACCCTAACCCCTTCCCAACGAAAACGCCCGCTATTCCATTGAACGTGGCCGACAATCAGAACGCACCACGGCCAATTCCGCCGAAGCCCGGCACCTTGCCACCGCCGCAGCCGAAACCTTTTGATCCGCGTGACTACTTGCCGGGTGGTGGTCAGTCCTCCCAGGCCGACACAGGTAACCAATCCCTTGCCACCGGTGGGCCAGTTCTCCCAACAGATACTGGGAATGTCGGAACGAAGTCCTATGACGCAGGCGGCGCTGTTCCTGACGATCAAGACCCGGCGAATGGGTCTGATAGTGATCCTGGCCCTATGCCTCCTGCGCCCACCGGCGCTATTCCTACTGACCAGCAGCCACAGCAGCAGCCACAACCCGCGCCAGGCAACCCGGCGGGGGATCAAGGAGGAAATGGCGGCTTGTCGATGCAGGACTACCTTAAAGGTAAAGGCGCGCTATCCGCCCAAACCGTCGAGAAATATAAGAACGCGGGCGACCCCCAGAACAGTTTGCCCGTGAATGAGCGCAATGTGGCCGCGGTTAAAGCGGCTATGGAAAAGGATGGTCCTCAAGCGGCTTTTGGTGTTAACCAGTACTATCGTAAAATCTGGGACCATGAACAGAACTCAGCGCGAGCGGCGCTTAACGGCGCAAACGGGAAGCCACCGGACCCCGATGCAGTGGTCGAGCATGCCAATGCTGCATACCCCCATATGCCAGATGGCTCAAGCATTAAATTTTCTCGTATAAATAACGGGTATCGGGCTGACATTGAACCAGGAAAAGCGGCAGGGGGGGACGAGCAAACGATGCGGGTTCAGGCAGATCATATTGACCTGACGCCGGCTCAAATGAACGATTGGGTGAACATAGGCACGAAGGGGCAGTTTGACGCTGTTTATGCCCATAAAGGCCCAGCCGTTCTGGCCGATATCGCCAAAACCCCAGGTACGCCCCCACAGCAAGCCAGCAACGCGCAGGCCCAGCAAGGAGGTGCGGCCCCCCAGCAACCTCCCGCGGCTGGCTCCGCGGCTAACCCCCTTGGCCCAGGCATAGACCACCCGGCCCCTGCGGCCCAGCCTGGCGGCGCGGGAACCCAGCAGGCAGGTTCTATGTTCGACTACCAAAAGGCATCTGGGAACACCCCTCAAGAAATCGCATATGCGAAAGCGCGGTGGCCAATGGTGGACTCTTCGGATCGGCTTGACTTTTTACAAAAGCAACGGGCTACTCGGGAGGAAAGCGCAACCAAGACTGCGGACGAAGCCGCGAAAGCTAAGGCCAAGTCGGAGTCTGATGACAAGCGAGCGGCTTCCAGTAGATACCGCACCGATGCCGAGTCCTCGCATTGGGATGCCCAAACAAAGGCCCAACTGCTGGGCATTTACACGCGGGCCCAAAATGACCAATATTGGCACGAACAAAGTGGTGCAATCAAGTTGCTTACTTCCGACGCTATGGCTGGTAACAAACTAACCCCTGTTCAGCAGCAGCTGTCGGATAATATAACCGCGCGGGCCCTGCAAACACAGCCGCCGCAAGGTCAGCAGCCGCAAGCGCCGCAAGCGCCACAGGCCCCGCAAGCGCCACAGGCCCCGCAAGCGCCACAGGCCCCGCAAGCGCCACAGTCAGCTACAGGCGCAGCACCAGCTGGGCGGTTCACCAGCGGGCAAACAGTATATGATAAACAGGGTAACCCCCACATTATCCAATAAGAGGGATAGGCCGTGGCGGACCCCCAGCTTCCAATTGTCAGCGTGGATGAAGCGAATAATGGGGGCTATAGCGCCACCCCGCCGCCTGCTGTATCCGCCCCTCAGCCTATTAGCGCCGACGACGCCAACAGCGGAGACTATACCGCTGCCCCGCCGGCACCAGCCCCGCAAGCTATTAGCGCCGATGAAGCGAATAAGGGGGACTATAGCGCCACCCCGCCGCCTGCTGCGCCGGCCCCACAAGCCATTAGTGCCGATGAGGCCAACAGCGGAGCATATAGTGCCCTACCACCAGCCCAAGGTGAAACCGAAACCGCCCTGCGACGTGGCCTTCATGAAGCCCCTGCGGCTTTTGGCTCAATTCCAGCGATGGTGGCTGGCGCGGCGCAAGGTACAGAATGGGGTCTGGCTGCTGCGCCCTTTCTTGGCCCTCTTGCACCTGCTGCTCCGATTGTTGGCGGTATTGCTGGTGGTTTTGCTGCTGGTGGCATCGCTGGCTATGTCCTACAAAAGGCATCGAACCTTATCCAAACGGCCTTGGGGGTTGACGAAAGCGCTCAACTAGAAGCAAACAAGGAAGCAAACCCCACGTCTGATGTGGTTGGCGGCGTCTTACCGTGGCTTGCCACAGGCCGGCCCAGTATGCAACTCGCGTTGAAGACCCGCCTGCCTATGGCCGCTGCTGGTGCCGGGTTCTCGGCGTTGCAGCAAGAGGCTCAAACTGGGCACATTGATCCGACAGAAGTCGCTGCCAATGCCGCCGTGATGGGGCTTACGGACAAGCCCTGGGGCATTGGGAAGCCACTGGCTGCGCTAGGTGAACGGTTCTCTGTACCGCCGCGGGCCGCTATTGGAGTGTCTGAAAGTCCGCCTCCACCATCCCAAACTGCGGACGTGGGCAATGACACCAGCCCACCTATACGTGACCAAGGTAACAAGGGTACATATGCCAAGAAACCTGAGCCTACTGAAGGCTCTAAGTCCATGGCAACCCTCGATCCAGCCACCGGGCTAGACGAAGCAACCTTGGGGGTTCTTGACAAGTCCCTTGAAGCTTCTGCCTTGAAGCCACCAAGCGGCGATAAGCCATCTATTACGACACAACGTAAGCCTGGAGTTGACATGGAGGCAGCGGCCCGGGCGGCTGAGCAAATGCCAGCGCCGGCGGCTGAACCCCCGCCGGCTGGTCAATCCCCAATTTCAGATCGCCTGCCTACGCTTGACGCACAACACGCTCAGGACATTGCAGCAACCACTGATGCAAAAGCCCAAGCCGAAGCGTTGCAAAACATCAAGGCTAAACAGGCCGGACACGACCAACCTCTTACGCCTGCGGAAGAAGCTGCTCCTGAACGGGCCGCCGCGCCAGCTACGAACCCCAATTTGCGAACGGTTCAATGGACCGATCCGCATTTACAAGGTCTCAGGGTCGAAACCGCGGACCTTGGCGACAAGCTTAGCCAAATGAGCCCGGACGGTAAGACCTTGCAACTATCCGCCAAGGTGCCAGAGAGCATCCAGGTAGGCGATAAGACCTTGAACCCGGCAGAACCCCTGGCCGTGCGTGAACGCGCTACACAGTTAGGTACGGAAAAGGGGCTCAGCCTTGACGACGCCACCAATAAGGTCGGCATTCCATCAGAGAACGACTGGTTGAAACAGAAGGGTTATGACCCAGCTGCCTATCAAAAAACCATGGACGGCCTGCGAACGGGTGAAACCGCGCCGCCAGCGGCCCAGGCAGCGATTGAAGCTGGGCCAACCAAGGCGGCACTAAGGGTGCAAGCACGACAAGAAGCCGAGGCTCGCGCCGCTGCTGATACTATTCCGCTTCAAACCAAGCCTACCAGCGTGCAGCCGGCGAACCGGGTGCGGCCTGTTGTAGATATGGGCATGGGCGAACCGGCGGCGCAGGAGGCCCCAGCAAAAGTGGTGCCAGGGAAGGACGCTGCCCAGAAATTGCTGGATGCGCGTACCGATCTGCCCCAGGATACTCGCCAACGTATGCAGGATGTTATCGAAAGTGATAACATCCCGGGTATCCGGGCTGTTCTTACCCAAATGCGGAATAAGGCCAACCGGACCACGCTAGAAGGCTCGGGGGTCCAGGTCGCTCCGGAGGACGCGGCGGCAAAGCAGAGGGCAATCGACGTATCGACGGCGGCAATTAATGCCTTCCCAGATAAGTCCAATCGGCCAGCGACCACACCTTCCGAGATAGCCGCCCTGCGGGTTCGCGTACAAAATATGCTCGACCATGCAACGGCGGCAAATGGGGGGACAAGCCCCCTCGATGCATATAAGGCCCGCGAGAAGCCCGCAGCATGGGAACTGCTGCGCGAGGCCCACAATATGCTCCAAACCAAAACTACAACGCCAGAGCAAGCGCTGGAGTTTAGTACAAATGAAACACTCGCTCGCGGCGCATTGAAGGATGACCCAAATGCCACCAACACCCTGGGAACTCGCCGCATTGAAAGCGATATTAGCTTCAAGGGAAACCCTGAAGAAGCCGTCCCGCAGGAAACCCTTACCGAAGCGAGGGAGCGGTCGGAAGCGGAAGTCGAGAAAAACCTCACCGCCGACATGCAAGACCTAGGTAAGACCCACGACCTATCGACCGCTGCGGGGCGCGACCAAATACAGACGGATACCGAAAAGGTAGTCCCCAATCTGATTGCGGCCATTGACAAGAAGGCAGCCGCAGCCCGGTGGGATCGTAGTGCTGAAGAACTGGCTGAAAAGAACCCGCGGGTCAGGGAGGCAGCGTCGCTCGTAAAGCGCGGCTCTCCCGATGCCCCTCTGCCCGAGCCACAAAGCGGTACAGGGCGGTCTATCCCCCTCACTGATGATGTAATCAAGGCAGCCCTGGCCTCTGCCGACAAGGTGAAAGCCCGCACGGATAAGGCCGCCTATCGCCCTAATGCTGAAACGATTGATAGTCCCGACGCCCTACGACTGAAGGACCTTCCTAGTAAGTTTCTGGGGGACGAGGCAGGATCGCTCAATACCGACCGTATTCACGCCGACCTAAAGACAAAAGCCGATATGTTCCGCAGGTTATCCAGCGAGTGGTTTGGGGCAACATGGAACGACCCGCAGCGCATAGCCAAGTCTATTATGACAAAGATGCTGACCCACGGCGACGTTATGAAGACCGATGGGCGCGAGATGTTCGACGCTACATGGCACGAAATAGATAAAACATCAACGCCGAAAGAGTTTTTCGGGTTCCTCGACGCCATGGAGAAGACCGCAGCCTATACCGAACCATTATCGGGTGTAGGGCCGCGCCCAATTAATAAGGCAGAGTTGCTCGATCAGCTTGGTAAGAGCGGGGTTGCGCCGGACCGCGCGCCCCTTCTGGCCGATATGGCCCCCCTGTTCCGTGAGCCTCTGGACCAAATGTTTCGGGAGGACCTTAAATACGGTAGCACCGCCGAGTACATCAAGACATATGTTCCCCACTTTTTTGGCAATACAAAAGTGAATGGTATGTCAGTAGAAAAGTGGATACTGGCACGCAACGCGGCGCGAACCCCAACTGTTGGGTCAACCACGTTCCAGCAAGAGCGGGTGTTTGATACTGTGCAGGCGGCGTTAGCCCATGGGTTTAAGCTCCGCTATGAAAGCATAGCCGATTTGCTTGGAGCCCGCTATGCAGCGTCAGTAGACTTCCACATGCTGATCGGCAGCCTGCGAAAACTAGAAGAATATGGGCTAGCAGTACCCGAGATGGATGCTAGTGGTGCCCAAAAAAATTGGCCTAATACCGACGGCAAACAATATATCGCGCCGGATCATAACACCTGGTTTATCCACGCCGATGGCGTACCCTCATTTGAGAACGCAGTGGCGAATACCGGCTTACGAAACGCCCCCAATGTCGGCGGCTCTATGTACCGGTTTTGGTTGAAAGCCAAAGCGGTATGGGTTCCTATAGAACTGATCTTTACCGCGTTCCATCCGGTCCACGTCCTCGGCATTAACCTAGCGGAAAACCTTACAGGGGCCATGCATGAAGGGTTTAACTCACCGGGTGAGGCATACACACAGATCAAGACGGCGTTAAAAAATTCGGCTACGCAACCGTTTCTTATGCTTCCCCTTGACAAAATGCCACTGGGACTAGGTGAAAAGTATGCCCAGACCAAGATGGGGACAGCACAAGAAGCTGCTAAAAATAGCCAAATGGTGCAGTGGTGGAAAAAACCTGAGGCCGACCGTACCCCTGCGGAAAAACGGTGGCAGGCACTAGCCGAGTCCGCGGGTATGCTCCGAGAACAGCCCCCCGCTGAACGTATTATAGCGGATAGGGTATTATCGAATGCGTGGGATCGAGGCGAGTACCCGACTGCTGCGTTAGCGCTTGGCCGAGTGGCCCTACAAAAAGCGTCCGCCGGTATGTTTACGAACTGGATACCTGACTTAAAAATGGCCGCGTTTCAAAACGCGGCGGCGAGGGCACTGAGGATGGACCCAGACTTACTCAGCGATAGCCGAAGGCGCGACTCTGTAATGCGGATGATCGGTAGTAATATTCATTCACGCTATGGTGAAATGAATTACAAGTCCATGCTCTGGAAACCCATTGCACGCGATGTAGGCGTAGGTAGCTTCTTGTCCCTAAGCTGGCAGTTAGGGATGGTCAACCAGCTGGCGGGGGCGGCGCGAAACCTTATCATGCGGGCTGGTGGCAAAACGATGGAGCAGGCTGGCACGTATCTGCACGACGCTACCCTGGAAGCAGCAGGGAAAGAGCGGCAAGGGACGAGCCTGCAACAGACGCTATATAAACACTCCAACAGCGGTACCTATGTGATGACTTATGTTGCCACTAGCCTACTGTTTGGGGGTGCCTTGAGCTATATGCTTAGTGGGAAACCACCAAAAGGCCTTGACTATTCGTATCCGCAAAACGGAAACACCAATCCAGACGGCTCCCCCGGCAGATACACACTGCCGTTCAATACCCGGGAAGGGCCGATGTTACAAAGCCACGTCACTGAGTCGGACTCAGTGGTGAAGGGGTTTAGCCAGCTTCTCTACAATAAGCTGATTATACAGCCTATTGTCGAGGCCTTCCAGAACAAGGATAGCTTGGGAAACGAAATGTACAGTGTTCATGCGTCCCCCTTCATGACAGCATTGCAACTTGCTGACAGTGAATTAGGTAGACATTTTAGCCCTATCTCGATTACAAACGCCAATCGGTCCAAACAGCTAGGCGGGGGTACCAAAGATACTATTGCCGCCTATTTAGGCGCAGCGCCAGCGCCGGCTTATGTCAACCGGCCCGGTTTAGATGGCCAGATTATGAACTTGTATCGGGAACATAGCGCCCCCTCGGAGCGGCCCTATGAAATCAGCGGGACCGGGCTCGTAAAGAGCATCTTTGGTGGGAAAAATATTGCTCAACAGCGACAAGACGCGCGAAACGCTAAGTTCCAGGCTATCCAAAGTGGTGATAAAGTCGCTGAACAAAAGGCAAACGAGGCGCTCCGTAGCACCGGCGAGGGCAACAATGCGATCCGTAATCAACGGCCCGGGTCTGATATACCATTCTTTTTCAGCCAGCTGCCTATTACTGACCAGGCAATCCTTACCAAGCAGCTGGCCCAGGATACAAAGGATGGCAGAGCCCAATTCAACCGCCTCGTCATCACCAACCGTGGCATTCACGGGAAGGTGAAACGGCAGCTTCGGGAAGAGTTTGATAAAGAAAGCGTTAACCAATAGGAGGTACAAATGCCAAGTAGTTCACCAGCTCAAGCCCGGTTAATGGCCGCCGCTGCACATACCAAGGGCGGGTACGGGGGAGTTCCCCAGTCCGTAGGACGTGACTTCAACTCGAAAGATAAAGGTACAGCCATGTTGAGCAAAGGGATGCATCCTCAAACCACTTCATACGCCGCTGGGGGCCCTGTGCTGGGCCGCGTCCGGGACTTCATTAAGGAAGGGTCCCCGTTCGTCACGAACAAGGAAACGCAGGACTATACGAAGGGCAAATCCGAGAAAGAAGGCGCTTCCAAAACCCTGAAGACGGTTAAGCCAAAATCTTAACCGTGTGAGAGAGGGGCTGCGCCAGCGAGAGCCTTGCTATCAAGGAATATTCGCATCTGCTGGGGAACCTCGGCAAAATCGGTGAAGCCTACGTTGAACACTTCGGTACCCCACTTCTTCATGCGGGTGGTTAATGTCCCTTCCAGGGACTTTTCCAGCACCTTCAGATCAGCTTCCAGATCGACTAGGGTCAATTCCCGTACACGCTGGGCTAGATGGGTCATGGCAAGCCCGGCGGTGCTTTCCACGAAGTCCTGCACCCCACAGCCGTGCGCTACAACGTCAACAATCCGGTAGCCTATGTTCACTTTGAAGCACACCAGCTTCTTGTCCTTTGTGATCACCGACTGGACAGGCAGGTCAATCACGTCATCCACTATTTCGTAGGCCTCATACTGATGCACGAACCATATTTTCCAATGTATCCCCGGCATCATTTCTTGTGGGTTCTTGCCAACCGTCCACCGGATGCCACGCTCATAGCTCTTTACAATGACGAACGGGAACAACGACATTAGGTTGTTCAGGATCATCTCTATGAGGGTGCTATTCATTTTTTCTTCTTTTCTTTTGGTTCAACTGCGTCCAGCATTTGTTTAAGTTTCTCGGGCGTCTCTTTCACGCAGAATATCTGGTCACTACCCCCCGTGTAAATAGTGGTCCATTTGCACCCAGTCCCGCTCCCAGCCCCTAGCCGGAACGGGCCCACGTCATCTGGCGAGAACCAGAGCGTTGCCCCATCTGGTGCCGTTAAAGGCAACAGGGTGAGCAACAGCGCTGGTCCTAGCCATTTCAAGCTACCACTCCCGCAGGCTGCAAGTCTTCCACTTCGTGCGGGGTATGCGCCAACATGGCACTTTCCAGGATCGACCCAACAGGTACGGGAATTTGTATAACATGTTCCTGGAGCCCGGTTCTGTAGGACGTACCAGCTCCGAGAATAGCTATAATCGTCTCTGCCTTATATAGCTCTTTCAAGCTATTTGTAATCTGCACCGGGGAGGTATTAGTGTCGCGTAGATAGGCGGCAAACACCCGGCGCGAAAACCGGAGCAAACGATCATCTACTGCCCACTGCACATGAATAGGCCGCGGACGGTTCTGGTCGGGGCCGAATATAAACGACACCTGCTTAGGCTTCCCGCGCCCCATGGGGAACGTCCCCGTAAAGAGGGCGTTTTCAATGTTCGCCTGTAAGAACCCTGTCAGGGCTTCATCGGTGTTGATCCGCGATCCGCCTTCCGTCGCTTCATCAACCATGCGGGCCCGGTTGGCCTGATAGGCAACTTTCAGAAACTCCGTGAGGGCGTCGGTATTAATCTGGGCACCGAAGAGATTGGCGTACCCAGCACCGGCGAGCAACGTCCCGCAGACCGCGACCCAATACCTTTCCTCTTTCGTCGCTTGAACGGACGCCGCGAACCTATTGCAGATACCCTTTGTCAATTCATCCGAAGCATCTGGGCTATTGGCCAGCAAGCGAGCATACTTGAGCCCCACTTGCCCATAGTTGTGTTCGAGTTCCTGGGTCATGCGGCTGGCGTCGATTGTATTAATCTGGCCCGGCGCATTGTCCAGTTTGAGAATGTTGTACTCAAACACTCGATACATACCCGCAGTGGTCGTACGCTGGTCGGACACCACGTAGTCAACCATGCTTATATTGGAGCAAGTGACTAATAGGTTTTGCCAGTCGTCCTTATCCCGCTGCTCGATATTAGAGGTCAACCGTCCCCCGCCGACACCTTCAGACCCGTTGAAGAAGGTGTTGTAGACGTGTTTCTGGACTTCCTTATTGCGGATTTCGTCCCAAAACACGGGCAGATTGCGGATTTGGCCCATCTTGTGGATGACCGACTTGGAAGTTGAGTTGGTTGTTTCCTTACCCTTCTTCGGGTGGCCCCAGACCGCGAGCCCAACCTTTAGCGCCGTTGACTTACAGACCCCAGTGGGGCCCCAGACGCTCAATAGGGCGGAATACTCGCCGGTGGTGACCATTAGCGGGGACGCAAACGCCGCGGCAATAATGGCATCCAGCTCCGGGCGCTTCTGGGCGTTCACCATGCGGCACGCTTTACCCCACGGGTCAATGTTGCCGACAGGCTGATAGATCGCCCGGAGGTTTTTGTCCCCCATGCCCGATGGGCCATCGGAGCCATCGTCCTTCATAATCAGGCCGCCGTACACAAACCCGTGTCGGGCTGCATCTTTAAGGGGATCAGGTTTGTCCATCCACCAGCCGAATGGAACAGAGATAACGGACTCTTGTGCATCATGCAGTTTTGTAAGCCACGCCATGAGAAACTCCGTGAGGTAGCGGACGCCGGGAGGATAACACTTAACTCCCGCACGGCCTAGGGTTCGTAACAAGTCAGGTCCGCCAGCTTGAATTACTTCAAGTTCTATATCTATTTGCGATACATGCCCTTTATCGACGCTAGCCGTAAAGTGCAATTCATGAGGGCCGGAAGACGCCCAAGGGGACGATATCCGGCAAGTGAAAATCTTGGTATAGATCGGAAGCGGGGGACCTTCCTCCTGTTCTTCCAGTTTCACCTTGCATATATTTCCGTCTTTGTCAACTCCGAACCCCTCAGGCATCAGGGTGCTTACAGGTTGGCCAGCCACTTGCGAAATGACGGGCTTGGACGGTGGCGCGAGCGCGAGATGAAGGGGGGATTTACCTTCTTTGAAGTGCGGGCACGTCGCGCAGGCCGTACAGCCACTAGCTTGTATGGCTTTACAGCTGGGCCATCCAAGAAGTCGATCCTTACGTTCTTTAAGTTTGCGCTCCCAAAGGGCCTCGCTAGTTGCAACATCGTACTCGGCATGTCCTCGCCCCATCTTATGCGCAAGACTATGCCCCTCTTCCAAAAACGTCGCGGCGAGGGTCGTGAGGTTCCACATCGGCTGGTCATAGTCTTTACCTCCGGTTAGAAGCGCATTCCGCAGGAATGCGCAACCTTTCATTATCGGCTTCGGGTCGAGCGGGCGGTCTTCTTTTTGGAGCCCTTCCGCGAGGCTTTCTGCTTTAAGCCCTGCAAATGCAGCAGGCGTGCCTTTGTCTGCCCAGCTTTCATATCCAGGTGCCACTGCGCCAGTTCCCGATTTGCGTTCCGAATGAGCCGCCATCGGTGGAAGCGTGCTAAGAGCGATGCTAAAATCATAGTCAGTCTCCTGTAGTCCCAGAAGCTTTACGGGACGTGGGGGGTCAATTTTACAGTTAAAAGTACCAGATAGACGAAGCACTCTAGCACTATCAATAGTGCAACCAGCGTCGCAACGCAGCCCAAACTTGAGCGCCGCATTTTTAAGCCCTTCAGCATATGGCCTCCATTCGTCTAGTGTGAGAGAACGATTACTGAGAAAATAAACATGTAATCCGCCCCCAGAACTCACAATTGCGGTAGGCATGGGGAGGTTTGCGGAATGCACAAATTGCCCAACCGCATCAAGGGCTTCCATTATTGACGTATAGCCTTTCGGCGGGTCCTTTACGTCCACATCAAGCCAAATTGCCTTTAGGGCTATAGCATTCGCTTGGAGCCGAATAGGCTTTTCTTTCCCGTTCTTGTCTGTTCGCATAGCAGACTGCAAAGACAGGCAGTAATATATGTCTTTCACAAATGGCTGTTTCGCGGCCCATGCCGTCTGTTCCATGAAGCCGTCAAGCGTTCGTGTTGGCTTGCCAGACCAAAAAACTTTATCCCCAGTCTTGGCTGTTATTGTGTAGATCAGATCAATATAGCCCGGCTCCCCGGCCCTGGGCCAAGGGACAACTCGGGACATAAATTCCCGTATCTGGCTCATTTCCAACGCTTTCCGGATTTAGGACGCCAATCCCTATCAATGTCGCAGTATCCGGGGTATGGGCGACATTCCCATTCAGATTGCTGCGCGGGAGGTTGCGTCAACCACTGCGCAATTGGCTCGCCAAACAGAACCAAAAACGCGATGAAAACCCAAACGATCCATATACGGGGCTGTCGCACGATGGACCCTTATTTTGACGCCAACATGGCCGCCACTTTTGCATCTAGGGCCGCATCTGACTCCGTAGCTTCCCCAGTGTCTTCCGAGGTCTGCTCAACTTGAACGGGGGCAGCCACAGTCTTCGCCGCAGCATTACCGTTCGTCAGGACCTCGAACCCTGTACCTTCGGGTTCTGGCTCTGGTTTAGGCTTAACCACCTCAACCGGAGGCTTCGGCTTTTCAACCTGCTTGAGAACCTGCGTCTGTTCAAGGCGCTGTACTGCTTCTACATGCTGGTCCTCGCCCGTGATACGGAGCGCAATCGGGCTATCCCGCAAGGGTAGCACAATAGCGGCCTCGGCATCGCCAAGCGGGGTCTGTGCCTTGAACTTGAACTCGGGATGCGGCTTCTCCTGGTCGAAGCTGATACGTGTGACCAGACTGACATAATGCCGTCCCATACTGTCCAAAGTCTCGCCGTACTTGGCGAGGCCGTTCAATGACGCCGGGGGTACCCGCAGGAACACCGGCTCAAGCAACGGGGACCCGACAATGCGGGCCGAGAGCGCAGGAGCGATAAGCACGGCTAGGCGCTTATAGTCCGTACAGTCCCGGCCCTTCTTGCCGTCTGCACTGGTCTTCCACACATTACGTGGGCAGATAGCGCAGTGGTCCGCCTGCTTCTCCAGCACGTCCGCATCAGGCGTAATACCGTCAAGGGACGCACAGACAGGGCGCTTGCCCTCGGATGCTTCGGGGTCATACCCGCCGCCTTCTTCCTTGGACTTATAGAATGACTTCGACTTGGTGTGTCCCTGTCGTAGGATAATCACATCAATGTAGCTGAGGGGCTCGCCATCGTCGGCGCGGGTAAAGTTGTAGCGTTCGCCACGATAACGAATGCTCCAGGTTTTACCTTTGTACCCGATAACTGCGTATGACTGGCCGATACCTTCGGCTAAAGTCTCATGTTGAGCGCCTAGAGCAGCGAAGGCTGCCGGCATTGGGGCATTTTTGAACAGATCGACTTCTTGGCCCATGAGGACCTCCTATGTTAAGCGCGACGAACTCCAACAGTCTTGATAGCAGTGAGATTGACCCCTGGGGGTAGCGAACCTTTCTCGGTCACGTAGTCCTTACATGCAGTACTATTAGCCCGCCTGTCAAGTAGTTCGTATGCCTCATTCGCCAGCACGAACTGAAAGAACACCTCAGGGTCTGCAAGGGACGCGGAGTATCGAGTAGAGAGATACACCGTGCCAGATTTTGTCTTGATAGCTGTACCATCTGTCTTTTCCAAGAACTCCGTCAACCAACCTGACAAGACAGTCTGAAGATCGAGTAAAGGCTTTCGCCTCTCTTCATGCTCTTTATCCATTTCCTTCAGCTTGTCGCGCAGTTGAATGTACTGATCAACACGCTTATTCACGCTTCCTGCTACACTTGGTACGTCCGTCATTTTAGCCTCCTATATCTGGTGTACCTTCCTCAAGCATCTTGAGAAACTGATCTTGTATCCGTTGTTTACCTTGTAGCAAACGATATATTTTTTTCTCGACCGCAGTTCCTTGGAGATGTAGCACTTGCTGCTTGTGAAGCTGTCCCACTCGCCGGATACGGGCATTTGCCTGCTCATACAAGTCCAGGGAGGCAGTTGGTGAATACCACACTATTGTCCTTGCCGCCGTTAAAGTCAAACCATGTGCCAAACATTTCGGGTGGGCCAATAAAGCCGTGTATTTATCAGTGTTTTGGAACAAGTTGAATATCTCGTCCCGGTTCGTCGTGCCCCCGTGGACTACCGCGTGATCGACCTTTTCAGTGG